GACGTCCTTCAAGACTAAAATCAGCATCATTTGCAATTGCACTTCTTGCACTAGCTATAGCTTGCTCATGCACTACTTGTTTCTTAAATAAAATATCTTGAGTTAGTTCCGTTCCAAATTTTTGAACTTCGGCCAAAGCTCTTGCATTAGGACTAATACTTGTAAATGTTGTTCCTGCAATGCCTTCTCCCTCTTTAGCATCCCCTGCTGGTTTTGGTACTAAATAAGGTACATAGCTAACATCTTTAAATGTACCGTCTTTTTGTTTTTCAGATACTTTGCGAGAAAATAAATAATCACTTAGCGTAGGCAGCTTTAACTTAATTAAAGATTTAACTCCTGAAAAATCTCCTGAGTCAAAAGCAAAGTGTAATCGTTTAACCTCATTTATTGTTAAATCTTTACCAGTTGCGTTCTTTAATTCAAATGCAATTGTTCCATTAACAATCTGAACTAATCTATCTTGAGTACGCAAATCAAATGAATCTTGACCAATAAGACCAGCATCAAGTTGATTCGTACTGTCTACTTCTCCTTGCTTTGCAAATAATTTTGCGTCATTTAATCGACCCAAAGTTGCTAAAGAAAAAATAGCTCCACTGTTTTCAACAGCCCTTGCTACTCCTGCATCAGCTTCTCGTTGTCGTGCGCGAGTAATAGCATTGCTTTGAAGCCTACGGTAATTATCGCTTAAATATGCTTCACCTTGTTGCAACGCGGCTTGGGCAAACATACTACTAACACCAGCTTCAAGGTTAGTAACTTCTGCAACATAATCGCTATACGCAGATTTAAATCCATCGGGATTCATGTGATATTTGTTAGCAAGTTCACCAGCTTTGTCTTTAAGCTGAGTACCCATCATTTGCTCATATCTAGTAAGCATAACTTTTTGATAGGCAGCTTGTGCATATTGCCCAAACCCAGACGGAGCTTCGTAAGCAATGGGCATACCAGTTGCAGGATCAAGCGTTAAAATATCTTCTGCATTGCTATATGCAGCAGCAGTTTCAGCACCTGTTTTTTCGGCGTGTGTTACAGCTTTCTTAAAAAAGTAATCAGTTGCAACGTCAGCAGCCTTCATTACTGCCTCACCAGTAATAGCACCAGCAGACGATGAACGCGCTACTCCAATAGGTTTTATTTTGAATTGAAGCTGTTCTCTAGTTACAGGCATTTTTAATCCTATCCATTGTAATTAAACCTACCACCGTTGCTACTCATTCCAATGTTTCTTTTTAAATCTCTAGAGCCAACAAAATTACTGTAATCAAAGCTACTCTTTGTATTGGTATTAGATATTAAACTTCTGTTTCCAGAGTAAGTCAGCCCACTACCAGTTCCCCCACCGCCAGCAGCAGTAGAAGCAGCGTTTGCAAAGCCTTGCATGATTGTAGTGTACGCACCAATTTTTGCAGCAGCGTACCGCGCTCGTCCTTCAACTCTAACTGTAGTTGCTTGTTGCTGTATCTTCATTGCTTCAAACATTTTCATAAAATCAAGGCGGCTTAGATCATCACCAACTACTGATTTTTCAGCAGCTAAGAAAGCTTGAGCAGAGCCATCACGATTAACATCACGACCTTGTGCATAAAGAACAGCAATATTAGACGATAAGTTACGTCTGTATATTTCCATTCTGTCATTGTGACTTTGCCTTGCTTCAATATGACTTAACTTTTTATCAGTTTCTAAATTAAAAGCATCAAGCTCTGCTGATAGCATTTGAGATTTGCCCATAGTTTTTTGGGCTTTTGCACTAATTCCAGCACTAGCAAGAGTTAAGAGGGCCGCAGCTTCATTTAACATTAGTACACAATCTCCGCTATAATTCCATTAACTTGCAAACCTAAAGGATCAGATTGATCTATTGTTACTTTAGGATCGCGGTTATAACCCAACACTCTAAATTCTTTTTTACCAGTAAAAGAATCATCTAAATACATAGTGTGCGTATTTACGTTTGCTGATCTGGTGTCAGTAAAATCAACTACAACATTAGTTATACCGCGAACTTTTCCTGTTAGTGGCCCTGATCTTGATTGCCCATCAACAGGATTAGTAACTAATTTAGCAGTGTATTTTTTGCCAGCATAAGCATGAGTAAAACCGTAGCCAGAAAAAGTAGATATATCTATTTTGTTTGCACCATTTACAGTAAACGAACCAATAGAAGACAGAGTAGTTCCGTCTGTAGCAACAACATCAAGAACAGTTCCAGAAGAATGAGCAGAACTTACATCAAGAAGATTTGAAGACAATGCGCCGTAAACATAATAATCTAATCCAATTTCACCAGTAAACTCGCACAAATGCAATTTACCATTTGAGTCAGTTACATTTGCAAACAACCTATCTTCTACAGAAGCAACCGATCCAAAATTTCCATCAGTAGTTACTCTTGTCCAAGACGCTCTTTTTTCAGCGCGGTTAGAAGAAAACAAAGAAATGTCTCCATTACTTAATGTAAAAGCAGCGTAAGAATCAGGCAATCCAAACCCGCTATGTGCTACACATAAGTACTTTGGGTTTTGAGCAAGGTGGGAAGAAAGCGTAGATATTGCTGTAGCTGTGTAAGCTTCTTCTGTTTCGGTATAAAGAAACTCTCTAACAATCTTACCGTTGTTTTGACAAAAGACAGTAGCTCCATCAATAGAAACAGGGCAAACGTGCAGAGTGCCATATGGAGTTTGCTTTCTAATCTGTGCGTTAGTTGGAGTAATTGCTTGGTTTAAGTATGTAGGAACGTAAAGTTCGTTTGACGCTGTAAAGACTTGCAAATCTCTATTAGAATACAAATAACGAATTTCGTTAACATCACCAGTAGCAGCCGCTAATGCAATACCGTCATCGTCTGACGCATCCCCAAGATCAAAGTTAAAGTAATCACCTAGTTTGCTCATCCAAATAACATCTGGTTCAGAAAGAGTCCCGCCAAAGACTAACCTGTTTTCGTGGAACTCAACAGCAGCAGGATAGCCGCGTTTAGCAGAAAACGATTGTTCATCCCAATCAGCAGTAGGAGCGTGTGTAACAACTTTAACATAGCCACCACCATCTTCTGATGTATTGGCAGCAGCCCCCGCAGTTATTGTATATGTATTATCATCAATGATTGACCCAACAGTTCTTGAGCCATTAATATTAGCAGCAGTAATGCCACCCACACCAGAGGCTTCTTCAAAAACAATTGTTTCTCCACCGCCAAATCCATGATCTAAGTGAGTAACTTCTATAGTCGTAGACGTATCTATTGTTCTTAAAGGATCAAGAACAGTTAATCTTATTTTAAGTTCTTCTAAGACGGAACCTACTGCCACTGTAGGAGAAGTAACTGAACTTATAAGAATTTCATTTGTTCCGTATCTAACGCGAACACCAACGTGTAATGTTGTATCCCAATAGTTTGCGCTTGTAGTTAAAGTAATTGAACTACCAGTAGTTGCTGATGGGTCTAAAGTAACGCCATGTTTTTGAAACTTAGCATATGGTTGATACGTTTTTTTACTGTCAGCGCGTTGATCAAACGTATATGTAGATACATTAAAATTAGTTAAACTTGTTCGCGTTAAAACTCTAGGAGCAAAAAGTGGATGGCAAATAAACATTACATCGCCATATTGAGCAGCAGTATATTGATTTAGATACAGTTGATTAAAGGGGAGAGAAGCCCCACTTGCATCTGCTGTAAGTGTAGATACTAAAGATACACTTCCATCGCTAAGCAGTCTAAAACATTTTAGCTTTTGATGCTCTACAGATATTATGTATTCTTCGTTATTATCAAAAACAAACGGAAACAAATGAGATTGCTCTGGATATGAGGCGTTAAAAGTAATTGAGTAATCATGTATATGTTTTAAGCCAAATCTTTTTTTGACTGACCCCTCAGACATAACTACTAAATTTTCTAACTTACTCGCAGAAGCAGGATACACTGATGTATCCGTTCTCATTTTTAACGAATCACTTACTTCTCCAAACTGAAAGCTGTTAATTGCTACTCTTTGTTTTTGCATTAACTGCGCCTTTCAGCAAGAAACCTCGACGTTGTAAGTTTGCGTGTGGTTTGAGATTGAGACTCTAAGCGTCTTGCAAGCATCATCTGCCTACCGCCCTTTTGTTCCATTAGTTCCGACATTTGCAAATCTCTAGCTACCGAAACCGCAAGGACACTTGCCATAGAAAACTCTACTGCAAGAGTAAAGTAAGAGGGCCAGTTTACTTCGTCAGCACGAAATATAAAATCTGCTACTACATCGTCGTTAGACTGAGCGTTTGTATAACACTTGTCTCCATAAGTGTCATACTTAATGCGATTTTCATTTATTGTTAACGCACTTAACATCAACAAATTATGTGGCATTTGATAAGCTGCATCCCAACGACCTGTCGGTTTGTCACTTAATCTGTTTAAAATAGCTTGGTCAGAAGCAAACCGCCATCTTGTATTGGTCAACGCGGCTCTTGCTACATCCTCGTACAAAGCCTCTGCTACAGTAGACTCTGCTGTACCATCTGTAAAAGATTGAATAGGCGAACCACCCATTAGGATAGACGCCCTTGAACAAATCTTTATTGGTGTGTTTGCAATATCTGTCATGGTGAAGGGGGGCCGAAACCCCCCATACCTTTAATCGCCGTCTGTCTCAGCAACGGCTGTGCCATCAGACACATCCACTACAGAGCCAGTATTGGACAAGACAGTAACAAAGTTCGTTGTTGGAACATTGGTGTCTTGAACAATAATCAGATCACGGACGTTAAGCATATTTGCCGCGTCATTAAAATAACCTGATGTGTTTACAGTCGCAATTGCGTCTGCTGTTCGGTACATCCAAAGGGCCGCGCCACTTGCGCCGCCAATCCGATGTAATCCTGCGTTGCTATAAGCCATGTTATTTCCCCTTAGTTATTATCTAAGACTTCATAAACGCCATCGTCATCAATAACGACTGCGCCCATAGACATCATAGAAGTTGCAAGGTGAGAGACTTTTTCAGCAACGTAATTGACCTCAGTAGATACATCAGAGTTGATGCCAAGGCCAACAGCTTGTGTATGGTAAGCAAAGTTTTTGCCACCAGCAACAGCAGATGTTGAGAAAATCTTAAACCCAAGAAAGTCTTTCATGGTCATGCCACCAGCAAACGGAAGGTTTTGAGGCCCAACGAAGTCAGATGATGCAAACTCTGTAATGCCATATAGATCAGCAAAACCAGATGGAGACATAGCCAAATAACGCTCACCGTCTTCTGGCATATCAGCATTACCTACAGTCTCAAACAATGAGAGCAGATCAGCTTTTTCTATAGCAGAACTAGTGTCGTGTATTTGGGTGCTGTTTGCGCCAGCGTCCATTGCTGCAATAAGAAGTGCATCAGTCTTACGACCAAGTGCAGCCGCCGCAGATTTGGCAATAGCTTGACGTTCATTGATATTGATTTTCAATTCGTCCAGCTTGTCGATATACTCAGGTGCATACCAATCCTGCATTGTTACTTCTACGGTGGAGTGCGCCAATTCCATTGGAGTGACGTTACCGTTACGAGATTTGCTATTCGCAGACCCCTTGCCTATTACCTGAAATCGCGCAGTGTTACCCGAAACATTTGTGCTACGAACAGTGTTACGGAGTTTAGACCCCATACGCTGATACGACATATGAACTTCGGATTGAAACTGTTTGATAAAGGCTGTGTCGATTGTATTAGCCATTTGACAGTCCTATAAAAAGTTGCGTTGCTACGGGTGTCCGCGCTTAACACTTTCAACAAGGGTATCCTTTCGGGCCTTTCAGTGGACAACGGGCCGTGATGCAATATCGTAAACATTATTTTGATTTAAATTGCAACGTACAAAATCAACGTATTTAACAGAATGAGACAAAGAAACACCAATAGGTTGAAATCCTAGCCAAGTTGCCCAGTTAATCATGCCTTCATAGTCCGCTAAGATACTCATTGTCATTGTATCTTCTGTTTTATCAAACTGATTAACCAACATTTTAGAGCCTCTAGCAATCGAGATAAAGTTATCTTTAAGGTCATCAGAAAACATAGCAAACATTTGGGGGGCGTCTTGATTGCTGTACCAAAGACCTCCTACAAAAATAAATTTGCCTCCCTCTCTACGCGCTAAGTAACATTCAGAACTTTCATACATTTCAATAAGGGCCGCACGAACATCCGAACGACCCATAAGAGCAAGCTCTCTTTTGTTTTCGTTACTTAAATTATCTGTAACTTCATCTACGTGATCTAAAGTAAAAGGAGTTAAGTAATATTTACCGCGCTCCATTATCTTTCGTTCATCGTAATTGCTGGAAACCTTTGGTGACTTTATCGACATACGCAGGGTCTCTTTCTTTCCAGTATCTAGGATCATTCATCATAGTCCTTAAATCAGCTTCACTCAAACCAGATGTAGGTGTGGTATCGCCAGAGAAATTACCATCTTTTAATGTTTCCATCATATGTTCTAAGGCTAAAATACCTTCATGACTTTCACACATTCGCTCTATTGCTGGCATTGATTCTGGTGGAAAGAATTTATTAGCAAACATTGATGCTGCGCTAATCCTGTCATTAGCGTTTTCACCTAATTTCTCTGCTTCTGCTTCTATATCTGGGCCTTGATCTTGGCTTTCAGCATATACTTGTATGCCCTTTTCAAATTCTTCTTGACTGAAACCATTTTCAAAAGCGTGATTACTCCACCATTGTAGTAACTGATTATCTGTAGCTGCATCCTGATCTATTATTTCTGGCAACTCATAATCGCCAACAGTTTCGGGCCTATCCTTAAACGCTTCTTCCTCAACTTCTTTCATAAACTGAGACTTCAATTCCTCGGCATTGCTGCCAAGTTTAGTCTCAAGTTCCTTGTAAGCTTTTGCTAAGTCTTCACCACTGTTGTACTTTTCTGGAAGCCAATCAGGTCTATCTGACTGCTCTAAGTCTTCCGCTACCACAAAGTCGCGGTCTTCTGCTGCGGGTAGTTCTTGTTCTTCATTCATTTTTGTGCCTCCTGTTTAATTTTTGCAGAGTGTTGAATCCTGCGTTCTATTAAACCCACAATGTATCTTTGACCTTCAAGGTGCATAAGTTCATCACCTCTTATATTTGGGCCGCTAACCATTTCTATAGTTATAGACCTAAGATATTTAAGAACTTCTTTCCCAGTAGGAGTCTTAAATACTTGCGTAACATTGTGACTTATCTCTTTTTCATCTGCAAATGCGCGAGAATGACCATCTATTCCGTAACTAGCTGGGGTTTTCAACCATTTGCTCCTGTGGTTGTTGCTGCATCTGTTGTTGTTGCTGCATCTGTGCAGCCATTTCTGCTATCTGCTTACGCTGATCTTCATCACGAATCAAGCTTTCTGGAACACCAAACTTCTTAGCTAGATAAACAGCAGTCTGCTCTCCATCAATTAACAGTTGCAACATTTCTGGCCCTAACGTGCCACCAATCATTTCAAGATAACGAGCAACGCTAGTTATATCTTGATTAGCTTGCGCTTGAGCCAAAGGAGATACAGACCGAATCTTAACTTCACGACCATTTATTACTGGAACTTCAATTCGTCCCTGTTTCTTTAGTATATAGATAACACGTTGCAACAAAGGCTGAACTAATTCCGCTTGCAATCTTCCAAACGCCGCGCCCATACGCCTTGATAAGTCAGCCATACGCTCTGCAACCTCTGTTGCTGTAGCTGGTGTTTTATCTGGCTTGCCGAGCATGTCATTATACAGCGCAGTTTTAATGTTGTGCCGCATATCACTCAAAACAAGCTGCGCTACATCAAATCTGCCAGCAGCTTGGATAGGCTGCAATCCTGTGCTTCCCATAGCTTTCGGTATGATTGTACCCGGGACTAAGTTTATCGTGTCAGGGTTGATTACACCATCATCCTCCATCTGATAGATACCAGATATAGACATTTGAGCGTTCTCTAGCACCATTTGTATAGTTAGGTTAGTTACTTTGATAGCTGAAAGAGCGTTCATCAAAGGGCCGCGACCATAAACTTCAGATGCACGTTTTGTCCAGCG